CGTTACCAAATATTACCTCTATTGTTATCACTGCGTCAGGTATAGGACGCACATGAATATTTGACCCTATAATTGTATAGGACACTGGTGTTCCTTGTCCTTCAGAACTATGCGTCTTAAAAAAACTATCTGGAGTCGCAAAGTCTAATACTCTATTTGGATTATTGTTTAGCTTTACTACTCTAATCTCACGCAAATCTGTAGGCAAAGCATAGCTTTCTGTTCCGGCTACAGTAGATATGGTTGTCGATGCTTCTTGTGATCGTGTATCTAACTCCCTAGACATTCTGGCTTCTGCTAATGAAATAAAGTCAGGGATGTTGGTAGTCAAATCATCCCTCGCTAGGAAATTAGCTATAGAAGTCTGTAGGTTAGAGTAGGTATCTAAACTCATGTTAATCGACCACCAGTCGTTCTAAAATGTTTGTTCTCAGGGTCTTGCAGCCATTTTAGCCACTTTTTTTTATTATGTTTGAAGTGACCAAACTTTTTCTGTAGTTCAAAAAATAAAGGTGCTGGTATCTCAGCTATCTTTTGTTGATGCTTTTGGGTGTTCCCAATCAACGACCCATAACGATATTCTCCCTCTTGCTTTTTAGCAAAATCAAGTACAGGAGACACGTTTACTCGTGTATTAACCTGAAGACCATCAACAGTGTCCTCAATCCATGTTTCTTTCCCTGTGTGGGGATTTTTACTCAGTAAAACTTTTCGCATAGTATCCTCAAGAGGAGAGGGGGCTTGCACCCCCTCATCCATTATAATTATGAAGTGTTGAGATCAAACACCGCAGCATGAGCCTTTGGCGCACGATTGATTAACACGTACTCAGAAATGATCGCAAACTTTGTTGCATCTCCAGTAGGAGCTACATCAGACACACTAAACATTCTGCCTGGTAAGTGACCGATTGCGTAGTAGTCACTGTCTAACAGAAGTATCTCTGTGTTTGTTGCGTTTCTATCAATAACAGCATTAAGTGTTCCAAAGTCTGTTAGGAACAGAGATACAGAACCAATAATGGCTGCTTCTCTTGGTGCTGTCATCTGGATTTGGTTAGTCGCAACACTACCAGAACTTAAGCCACTAAACGCTACTTTGTTAGCCGGAGAGAGAACAAGCATATCTGGCTGTCCACCATCCTCATAGGCTAACTTCATTGCATTTTCAATATCAGCCAACTCAAGCGCATCGTTACTCCCTGACATTGTCGCTGTATTTGAGCCGTCACCGCCTGACGCTACAGATGAACCAGACTCAAGAACAACATTGCTCATGTAGGACAAGAACTTTGCTGTCTTTCTTGGGTCTGAAGCAGATTTTGCTTCGTTCTTGAAAAGACCTTTTTCAATGTCTCTTCTCTGTTCAATCGCCTTGATTATCTTGACATAGGCTGTCTCTCTGTCTCTACCAGCTTTGTCCACAACATCAAGTGTGTTTGATACACTTGCTGCCTGTGCTGCAATCTGGTGTACGTTTGAAAGCCTTGTTGTCGCTGTTGGGTTGACGTATGAATAGTCAGCCCCTTCGTTGACATGGTTATCATCAGCAGCAGACGCTAACTCTTGGACTTGCCAATCGTGCGTAACTGCCTTTGTGGTTTCTTTTTGTGCGTTAGAAAACACAGGGGTCTCATCTGGGTCAATCCTATAGATGACATCTGATAAGTCCTCTCTCTCTCCAACCGCATTTGAAGTTAGAAAAGTTGCCATATTATTTACTCCTAAATAGCTACTTGGTTAAAAGATATTCGACAGCAGCATCTCTGCTGTTTGTCTTTTTCAGCTTTGCCCAAGCGTCTTTTCGTGCTTTGTCTTGTACATTTGTACGTGGTTTTGGCTGTCCAGCCTTTACCATCTTAGGCGCAGTAACGACTTTCTTTTTTACGACAGTCGCTTTGTTTTGTAGATTGTCGTAAAGTTGTGCTTTTCGTGCCATGTTTACTATCCTTGCATCAGTTGCGTTATTTATATCCTCAGTCGAAAAGCCCTGATTTCGTAAATAACCGACTAATTCGCCTTTTTCTTTGGCTGCTACACCTTGGTCTCTCCACGATGGGATTAGATCAAGAAGTAAATCAGCCTGTTTCGCTAGTTGCTGAGACTTAAGGACTTGCTGTTCTTGTTGAACCGCTTGAAGTTTGCTTTGTCTCTGCTGTTCCTCAACCAAATACGTATTGTATGCGATGGGGTCTTCGGCTTTCAGTTGCGCTAACTGTTCCTGACTCATTGCCTGTTGGGGTTGCGATAACTGTTGTTCGTACATTTGTAGGACTTGAGCATATTTCTGACGCTCTTGCTCTAAAGACGCTTCCTTACCACTTAACTGCTTTCGCTGTTCCGCAGCATCTTGTAGTCTTTTCTGAGCCGATTTTTCGAGTTGATAGTTTTTCTTGAGTTCCTCGATATTTACATCGTATTCCTCGCCATCCACTTTCACTCTGTAGAGGGTCTCTTCTGGTTCGGTCTCTTCGACCTCTTCTTCGGTGACTTCCTCTGCCTCTGTTTCTTCTGCTTCTGCTTCGGTTGGTTGTTCTTCAACCGCCTCAACGTCTTCAGCTTCTACTTCGGTTGTTGGCTGGACTTCGCTTACTTCTTCGGAAGGGCTATTCGTGTCCAATAATAGGTTTACCGCATCACTTTGCGATAAGTTCCCAGTTCCCTCTTGAGGGTTGCTAGGGGTGTCTTGCATCCTAAACTCCTTTTGTTAATTGTTTATCTGCAAATTTTCCGGTCTTAATGACGGATTCCAATTGTCCTTCTAAATCTCTAACGGCATTATACATATTCCAGCAATGCTCTCTCGTTGCTGTATCGGTAGGCATACTGTCAGCCCACGCATTGAAATAGTTGCCTTTTAATACCTGAAATGACTCAATCATAATAGGGTCTGTCATTATAGATTGCGCCCTTGCGCCTCTGTGACGCTCTTCTTCTAAGTCTGTCATTGCGCTGTCGGTAAGTTAGTCGATATATCGCCACCTAGTGCGAGTTTTTGTTGCCTGAGATTGAGTTCAGCCTCAAATTCAAACTTGCGTAGCTCAATCTTTGCCAACATCTCTTCTCTCTCAAGCGCAATCTTGGCTTCCATTTCCTCACGCTTCAGCTTCAACTCTTCCTGTAGCTTCAATAACTCTAGGTTTTGCTCTGGTTGCTGTTGCTCCTGTGCCTGTTGTGCAGCCTGATCTAACGCCTCACCGCTACTAAAGAACTGGTCTGTATCCTTAAATCCAGCCATTTCTGCTATCTTCTTGAGCGTATTAACGTACTGCGATGGCTTCACCACAGGGTTGTTAATGCCTAACTCTCTTAGCATCTGCTCTTGTTTATTGGCAATCTGTACTAGCATCGCTGCTTTCTGGTCTTCCTCACCATTACCAAGACCCACATTTACCTCTAAATCATACTCATTCGCAAAGGCTCTTGGGTCTATATCTACATACTCATTGAGCAAGCGTATTGTTACCGCCTTGTCCTGATGCTTTTGAATAAGGTGAAGGATGTTAAACATCATATCTCGAACACCAGTTTCAGCAAAGACACGAGCAATCATCTCTATCTTTAGCTGTGCGCCCTGTATGGTGGCATTTACAGCATTGGTTGATGTTGACTGTAACTGCTTTGGGTCAAGCCCTAGAGAGGCTTTAGAAAAGCCTGTACGCTGGTCTCTAATCTGGTCTGCATACTCAAGCATATTAAACGCTTGTGCGCCTAACTGGGGTACGGCTAATGGCTGTACCATTCCAGGCGCTCTCATTCTTACAATGCCCCCTGGTCTGCTTGAGAGAAGGTCATCAAGATTAGTCTGTCCTTCCACAACCGCCACTCTGGAGTTGTTGGTTAGATACAGATTATCCAGCATCTGTCGATAGATTTGCGACTTGATTAACTGCAAGTCCATAACCATTTCAGCCACACTCAAGCCCACCATCCTATGAGGCATAAGTATCGGACTAACTATCGCAAAAGGTATCTTGTCAAATGGCTCATTCTCTACAATCTCGTAGTTATCGCCTAACACAATGACTCTGCGTAGTTCTGCTACATTATCGCCATCATAATCAGCCCTAATATACGCCTCTGTTACCAACACCTCTCTGTTGGTGGGGTCTACAGCATTATCATAGGGGCTAGACTCAATGTCCTGAAAACGTGATTGACGCTCTGACTCATCATCTAGCTCTTTATCGCCTGTAAGCGACATAACAAGGTCTGCGTCATAGCCACGTTCTATTAGGTCACCAGCCTTTACTTGTGTTCGGTGTCCTATAAATGTGCAATCATCCATAGACTTCGCTCTACGCGAAAATATAAGCTCTTCAGGGGGTATATTCTCTATCTTTACCTTGCCATTCTTGGTACGTCTTTTGACCTCAACATTAAAATACTGCTCAGTAGGTATCTCGTTGCCCATTGGGTC